AAGCCCTACAGGTTTAAATTATAATGCTTTAGGTGAGGTATCTAACCCGCAAGATTTAGATGCTTCCTTAGGTTATGAGTTTTTAAATAATAGGATAGTGTAATGGAAACTAATGTTAGAAATGCTATTTGGTTTGCTATAATTTTAGTGAGTGCTGGAGTGACTTATGGAATGATGTCTCAACGATTAGAAGCAGTTGAATCACAGCAATCAAGATTAGAAATGATAATACTCCAAGACATACCAGAAATAAAAGAACGAGTGATACGGCTTGAAGTATTATTAGAAAAAGCATTAGAGAGATAATTTCTCAAACTTTACAGAGTTTGATCCCCATTTTCTTAAATAGTCTTCGTCAATACTTGCAGTAAAGTTATTAGAGTCTTTTAATTTTTCTTCAAGAAAGTCAGCTTGTTTTCTAAACCTACTAACATTTTCTTGTGATCTTTCTATTTTAAATAGCTTAGACATAATCAAAGCATCACTGATCGTGCTAGCTAGTTGATCCATTGTGTAACTAAAATCAAATGTTCTCGTTCCTTTGTTATACTTTGATTGAAACCAAACTTTATTTTTAGTTTTTCTTCTCCATACCGCATATGTTTCTTTAATCGTGATACGCGGGGCGCTATTATTATTTCTTACCACATAAAATATTTGTGGTTTGTCATAATACTTAGACTTTCCTTTTTTTAAATCGAATAGATCGTTCATAGAGTCCTCCAATATTTACCCTTAATAATAAGGGGTTTAGTTTTAAACTTTGTGTCAATCCCAATTACTTTTAATTTTAGTTGAGTATTTACAAAGCGACAAATTTGAGAAGAGCTTAATTTAGGAAACTGTTCTCGCAGTTTTGCAATCAACGGTTTTTTCTTTAAGCCCTTATCTACTAAGTTAGCTAAAGCATTCATCAAATCCTCCTGACGTTTTTTCTTCAACTGTTTTGTTGATAATGGTAATGAAGGCACCACAATTTTTTTGGGTGCCTCTTTGTATTTTCTTTTAGTTTCTTTCCCCGCGGCATCACGTAACCATTGCGGGACAACTAAGATACCTTCCTTATGAAAGATATCTTGTTCTTCTTTAGTCATTGTATCAGGTAAAATTATTTTACTCATGATTACCTACTTTTAATGGAGATAATTGATTATCCATAATTTCATCAACATGTGAATCAATGGCTCTATCTAATTGAAAGTCTGCTTCTTTTTCTTCATTAAAATCAGCAATAGCATTTAATAAAACAGATCCTCTTTCATTTGATTGTCTGTTTACTTTTCTAACAGCATCTTTAAATGTAAAGATGCTTCCGAAATTAAATTCTAATTGTTTTGAATCAAACATTATTTCCTCCCACAAGTTTAATAGCAGGAATGATATCATTCCCTCTAATTTTAAGATGTTTAAGTAAACCTTTTTCTGCTGAACGTTTAGAATCAAGGTTTAAAGTAATTGACCTCCAAGCTTTCTTTGGGTCATCAACTTTTTTTAATGCAATCATATCAACAACCTCTAGTAAAAGAGATCGGTCACCGTTTAAAGAACCACCCGCAAAAAACTTTTCATTGCTTACAAGTTTAGCAAGCATCGTTCTTTCTTCTGGTTGGTCTTGTCCTTTTTTAAGTTTCTTTAAAAACACTGCACTGAAAATTTCATTTCCGATGTAGTTTAGTGTGTCTTCTTTTTTTAGATACATTTCTTTCTCCTGTATATTTAATATAATTTTATATTACATTATATTATATACATTACAAGTAGTATCTAATTTACCGCAGAAAACAGCCAATATTTTAAGTTGCGTCACCCCACGATTTTCCTGTTTCACAATCAACTTTACTCGGAACAGTCAAAGGTAAAGCATTTTCCATAACCTCAATAATTTTCTTTTTTGTTTTTTCAGAGCCATCAAAACTTAAAGTTAGCTCATCATGAATTTGTATAAGAGGAACTAATTTTTCTTTATACAATTCTATCATCGCTTGTTTTGTTTGATCCGCAGCAGAACCTTGTATCAATCTATTAAGGGCTTTGTATGTTCCTGCTCTTTGCAAGTGGTGATGCTTACCATATTTTAATTTGGCTTGATCTTTTGGTAAAGCTTTAAAGACACCGAAGGTTGTTGGTTCCCATAATTCAAAACGACATTTCCTTCCTTTAATTGTAGAAACATTTCCTTCATCATTTGCAAGTTTAGATATTCTTTTTGTTAATTCTTTAACAAAAGGAACTTTTTCATTATACTCTGCTAAAATTTCTTTTGCCATATCTACGTCTACTTGTAGTTCGTTGGAAAGTTTATTAACACCCATTCCATAAAACAGTCCAAGATTAATTGTTTTTGCTTGATCCCTTTCAATATTAGCTATCTTAGCGACAATACTGTGAAAGTCTGCTTCAGGATTTTTTCGATATTCTTCTACGACCGATGATGCTCCTTCGCATTTAAGTTTATAAGCAAAGTGTGACGCGATCCGTGGCTCTTGTTGTGAGTAATCAAAACTACCCCACGTCTCTCCTTCTTCAGGTAAAAACAATCCTCGAATTTGTTTTTTAATTTCTTTATTTTTGGAAGGTAGTTGTTGTAAATTAGGATTAGAGTAACTAAATCTTCCTGAAACAGTTCCCGCAGTACCATCACGCATTTGATGAATACTAGCATGTATCCTTCCCGTTGAACCATGACGAATAATGGTATCAAGAAAAGTAGACTGAACTTTATTTATTTCCCTAGCACTTTGAATTTTCTGAGCAATAGGGTGTTTGTGATTCAATAAAAAATCTTTTGTAAAACTAGGTGCCCCTGTCTTCTCTGTTCGTGGATACTCTATTTTAAGTTTATTAAAAACTTTTTGAATTGAATTCGCAGCCCAAATATCCACTGCAACACCCGTGTCTGCCAATATACCACTAAGTATCTTCTTCTCTGTAATCTTAAAACTTTTTTTATAACTCTCTGCTTTTTCCACATCAACTCGTACTCCTTTTTTTGTCATCTCAAATATTATAGGAAGAAGATCCATTTCTAATCTATAAACACTTGTTAAATCTTCTTTGTTAATAATGCTTAACATACTGTGATAAAGTCTCAATGTTAAGTCAGCATCCTGTTCTGCATAGCCTCCTACATAAATAGCAGGCAGTTTGTACATTTCACTTTTAGGATTAACACCAAATTCACTTGCAGCTTGCTTCAATAAATTCTCATCTTTGTACTCACCTAATATATCTTTTCCTACTGCATTTAATGCATAAGAAAATTTATTCTCATTAATGATAGGAGCCATTAACATTGTGTCTACAATTGGTCCTTTAACATCAATACCTTCCGCATAAAGCCAACCAAGGTCATACAAGGCGTTATGAGCTACTTTTATCGCATCAGTTTGCATTAAATTTTTGACCCATGCCATAACACGCTTACGATCCCAATTGAAACCGTTTTCATGTCTTATGGGGTAATACCCCTTCCAGCCATCTACAGCGATAGCCACGCCTATGATATGACCTTTTTTTATTGTCCATCCAGGTCCCGTTGTCTTGAGTTGAGGGTCATATGTCTCTAAATCAAAAGCAATGACTTTTGCTTCTGATAGGTCAGGTAATTCATAAGGAGGTATCCATTCTGATTGTGTAAATCCAAAATTATGTTGCATTGTATTTTTCCTTTATATATTTCGATGTTTCTCTTCCTCGTTTTTCACCTTCTGATTCAAACGAGTGATTATCTTTATTCGTTCTTGCTTCTATCTCTCCTGCTATAGCCATATAAGCAGAAGCATCTATATAACTATCTTTTTTATGGCTGTGAACTAAGCGAGCAATTTTAACAAGAGCCATGCATATGGCTACATCATGAGCTTTTATTTCTTTCTTTAAAACAACTGACCATAACTTAGCTATGTTTTGATGATTAGTAAGACGATCTCCGTAATCCGTGTTTCGATCTCCGCCTATTAATTTAATAGCTTCTTCTAAAATTTCTTTATGTATCATATTTTATATGCCTCTTCTCGTTGAGCCTCGACTAAATAAAGTTTTTCTTTTGCTCTGGTTACCGCAACATAAAAAACTCGATGCTCATCATCAGGGTTTCTTGCGTATGATCTGTAAACTAGTCTTCCAATATCCAGCAGGACAACAACATTATCGCACTCACCACCTTTTGCCTGGTGGATTGTAGAGACTTTAATACGTGGCTCCCCTTGTACGTCTTCTCCTACTCTTTCCAACCTTCTTAAATAAGCAATTTCTTTTGGTGTTAAACTACTTAATACCTCATACCATTCGCCATCTACGAGCAAACCTTTATCATTGTGTAAATCCTGTAAATCAAACAGTTTTTTTTCTTCCTCTTCTTTATGTGTCTTAGCTCCTCTTTTTAAATACCCTTTAGAAGAAATTTTAGAATATAAAGTTTTTAATTCAGGTAGAGTAATAGACACGCCTTGTTTTAATCTTTTCCAAATTTCAATAGCTTTAATAATAGTCATAGAAACTGGTCGATGCTCTCCTCTTCCATACCAATACCCTTCATTAAATAAATAATTTTCAATCATCTCGTTACGAATTTTTTTAGTTCTTCCCAGCAAAAGCCAGTTACCCTCAGACATGTTAATATGTTTGATATCAGACATTCTTTTAACCTGACCCTCTTCTTTTTTAGGTTGCCAAGTTTTTACTCTTCTGTTTTTTACCTTAGAAATAATATTGTTTGCAATATCATAAATAAGCTTAGGACATCTATAAGACTTGTTTAACACGGTTACCTTACCTTCTAGCGCGATAAATTTATCTACATCGGCTCCCATCCATCTAAAAATAGCTTGATCATCATCACCTGCTATGTATGTTTCTTTACTGTTGGCCATTAACTTATCAACCATGTTGTACTGAATACGTGGCATGTCTTGTGCTTCATCAATAAAGAGTACATCAAACTGTGTAGAAAATGTGTCATTTGTGTAATCAACAATCATGTCAGTAAAATCAAATAAATTATTATCCTTTTTATATTTTTTAATTGTACGGTTTAAATAATCTAACTTAACGGTATTAAAAATCTCAGAACTATTGCTGCACTCTTCCTCTAATGTAATGTCTTTTATTCTCGCCGCGTTAATTAAATTTAAATATTTAAAATTAGAATTAGTATAAATAGAATCATCATTATCATTAACTACAAGATTAAAACCAATAAGATCCGATAACTCT